AAGGGCCGCTTCACGATGAATGGAGCCATGGCGCTGACGCGTTCCGGTATTTGGCAACGTGCGCAGACGGATTCAGAAATGACAATATCTCCAAGCGTAGACACGCAGACGAGTTCCAAGGCGGCTGGATGCAATGAGATTAAATATTGAACGCGGCTTGGTCCATTCCAGACGAGTGATTAAACGTTATGGAGGGTTGGAACCCGACCCCAAGAAAGCCACTGCTGCCCATTCAATTTATTCATTTTGTATTGCTCATATGTTCGAGGATTGGGTTGAATTACCAAGGGAATTGGAGCCCAGTGCCGTTGAACTTAATTTGGAAGTAGCATGATAGATCAAGACATGAACCAGGAAGATCCCGAAAAGGAACTCCTAAAGACCATACGTGAACGATTTGACCAAGCGGTGGAATTTGAGTCGGTAAACCGGCAGGAGCGTTTAGATGACGTCAGATTTGCCAGATTGGGTGATCAATGGCCGGAATACGCGAAATATGACAGAAATCGCCCAGGTAAAGAGAGGCCGATGCTTGTCGTCAACCGGTTGCTCCAATTCCGTGACCGTGTGGTTAACGAAATACGACAAAACACTCCGTCAATTCGTATCCGTCCCGCATCAGACGGTGCCGATCAAGACACCGCAGAAGTCTTAATGGGTTTGGTTCACCATATTCAGGACAACAGTAATGCTGCAATCGCATATGATACGGCTGTTGAATGGCAGGTTGACACCGGATTGGGCTACATTCGGGTTAGAAATGACTGGAGTTCCGATACTAGCTTCGACCAAGAAATTTACATTGACCGTATACCTGACCCCTTTAAGGTATATTACGATCCACATTCGAAGTCACCGGATGGATCCGACGCCAACTGGGCAATCATAGCCGAAGAAATATCAAAAGATGAATTCAAACGACTTTATCCAGATGTCGATGAGCTTAATTTTGATAGCGCTGGCAACGGGGATATGCAAGGCTGGTACTCCAAGGACAGCGTACGAATTGCCGAGTACTATTGGCTGGAGCATGAGCCAGCAGAAATAGAAGACCCGGAATCGGGACAAACTAGACAGACGTTCGTTAAGCGCTGTATGTGGGCCAAAGTGGTAGGTGATAAAGTCCTGGAGTTGAGCGAGATCCCTACCAAGTGGATTCCGATTGTTCCGGTCGTGGGCCACGAGGTTTGGTTGCAGGGCAAGTGTTACCGCTCAGGGTTGGTGCGTAATGCAAAAGATGCTCAACGACTTTACAACTATTATCTCTCAGCCAATGCGGAAAATGTCGCCCTTGCTCCTAAAGCGCCTTTTATTGGCGTTGCTGGTCAATTTGAGTCTGATCCCAATTGGGGTCGAGCAAATAAGGAATCTTTGACCTATTTGGAGTACGATCCCGTTAGTATTGCTGGTACTGCTGTTGGCGCACCTCAGCGAGCTATGCCTCCGCAGGCTAGTCCCGCGATTATGGAGGCAATCCGACTAGCCGAAAATGACATCATGCAGAGTATGGGCATTTATCAGCCCAGTCTCGGTGATCAGTCCAATGAAACCTCTGGTCGTGCTCTGTTACTACGCCAGAAGCAGGCAGAAACCGGTAATTTCCACTATCAAGACAACTTGAATCGATCAATCCGCCAGATTGGGCGCATCGTCATTAATATGATTCCCAAGATTTATGACCGTGCCCGTGTAATTCGCATTTTAGGAGAAGATGGTAGCCCACGCGAAGTCCAAATTGATCCAAACCTACCTCAGGCATCAGCCAACACCAACAATCCGGAGGTGGATAGCATTTATAACGTTGGTCTTGGACAGTATGATGTGGTCTGTGATTCTGGCCCTAGCTACGCAACCAAGCGTGATGAAGCAGCTAATATGATGCTGGCTCTAACCCAGGCTAACCCGTCCCTGTTCCAAACCATCGGTGATCTGATGATGAAGAATATGGACTGGCCAGGGGCAGAGGAAATAGCCAAGCGCCTCCAAGCATTGCTGCCGCCAGAACTTCAGTCCAACTCTGGCGACAAGATCGATCCACAGGTGATCCAAGCTCAGAAGATGATTGAGCAAATGTCTACCCAGATGGAGGAAATGAGTAACGAACTTCAATTCCTCCGTGACCAGCGCATAATGACGATCCAAGATAAGGAACGTGAATGGTTCGACAGTCAGACCAAGCGTATGGAAGCCGAGGCAGGGTTATTTGAAAAGACCCAAGGACTTGAGGAACTTATTCAAGATAATCTCGCCCGTATGTTAGGCCAGACCCTTCCGGCATTTGGCGAGCAGCAAGTAGATTTTGATGTAATGGAGCAAGCCGCCGCCAGTCCTCCACCGCCATCACCGCAACCGGGAACCCCACAGGCCGCGCCTAGTCGCGGTCCAGGGGCAATGACCCGCAAACCAAACATTGAAGCCCTAACCGGCGAAACGAAACCAGAGGAGAAACCGTAATGTACGACCAATATTATAATGATGTGTCCCTGCTGCTCCACATGAATGGGGCGAATGGTAGCACCACATTCACTGATGATTCGGCCAATGCTTTTACGGTATCCGCGACGGCTACAATAAGCACCGCTAATTATAAATTCGGAGGTGCTAGTGGGTTATTTAATGGCACCACTGATTATTTATCTGTGCCATCCAATAGCGTATTTGACTTTGGTACCGGTGATTTCACTATAGAAACTTTCATCAGACCATCAACAGTCTCTGTAGATCAGAATATTTGGAGCCAGCGCCCATCCAATATTTCTGGTGGGTCAATTACGTTTAGGTTGTTCGGTTCCAAGCTTAATTTCTTTTATGGTGCTGGGCTGGGCAGCGTAACTGGCTCGACCGATCTGGTGGTCGGTAATTGGTATCATGTTGTATTGACTAGAGAAGGCAATGTTTTCAAGTTGTGGCTGAATGGCCAGCTTGATGGAACATCATCCACAATCACGGATTCTCTAGAAGCTGGTATTGCTCCCAATATTGGTCGCGCCAGTTGGAATGGTGAATATTTCAGCGGAAATATCGATGAATTGCGCGTCACCAAAGGTGTGGCTCGATATCTGACTGATTTCACTCCACCACTTCAGCAGTTCCCCGATTCTGCCCCGGAGCCAGCAACGTGGATAGACACAACCTTCCCTGGATTTCCCGCGAACGGTATTGCAAATGACTATGGAGCCAGCAACACAGATGGTACTGTACTTGTTGCATCAAATGTAGAGCCTGAATCATCGGTTGGATATATTTGGACCTCCACTGACGCAGGTGGCACCTGGACAAAGGTAACTGCTCCGGGTTCACAACAATGGAATGGGTTCGCCTGTTCTGCTGATGGCTCCAAAATGGTCGCGGTTGCGTTTGGAGGTAGCATTTGGACGTCTTCCAATTATGGTGTTACTTGGACCGAACGATCAGCAGCGGGAACCAAAGATTGGAATGGAGTTTGTTGCTCTTATGATGGCGCTATTATTTATGCCGTTGATTTGAATGGATTGTGCTATAAGTCCGATGATTCTGGCGTTACTTGGGCGGCTACTGACTCAACTGCCACAGATGCCGAAAGCGTGGCGTGTTCGGATGATGGATCAGTGGTGTTGGTTGGTACTGACACGGCAGGAGATTTGTTCCTTTCCACTAATGGTGGAACATCATGGACGTCCGTTTTGACTAGTGTTTCCAGTGGATTTGTTGCAGTAGCAATGGACAGTGTTGGTCAAAACATGGTCGCTGTTGAGAAATTGGGTGATGTGTTTGTTTCCAATGACGGTGGCAATAATTGGTCAAATATGACTAATAACCCACAAACAAATTCCTATAATGCTTTTGTATCGTCGTTGGGTGAAACGATGATCGTTAATTATACTGGCGCGAATTATTTTAGTTATGATTACGGAGCAATTTGGGTGGAAGACACCAACTGCCCAGGCGCATTTCTAACTGGGGATAAAACCAGTGGAACAATGTTACTAGCAGCGGATGTTGATTGGTGGGTTTATGAAGGAGCAATGCCATCCGGTGCCATATTTACGATTACTTCGATAACCCCAGATCATGGCCCGACTGTTGGCGGAACCCCAGTTACCATCACCGGTGTTGGGTTTTACCCAACAGCCACAGCAGCAATTGACGGTAATGATCTGACTGATTTGGTGGTGGTAGACACCACGACTATCACCGGGGTAACTCCGGCTGGTACTGTAGGCGCGAAAAATGTAACCGTAACACAAACCATAGACTAATAGGTAAAAATCATGAGTGACGAAAATGCGACGATTCAACAGCCTACCGATCAAGAGATTATTGATGAGAGAGTCTTGGAGGTATCTGACGTACCCCAAGATGAACAAGAAGAAGGCAGCGAGGTTGAACAGGAGGATACAAGCGAGGCTGCTAAGAAGGAACCTTGGTATCAGCGGCGCATCAATGAACTAACTCGAGACAAGCACGAGGCTCGTCGTCAAGCAGAGAGGCTGGAGCAGGTATTAAAGCAGCAGGAGGAGCTTCTTCAACGTCTCGCGCCACAGGACAGGCCACAACAGGATGTTTTCAAGGCTCCTGATCCAGAGGATTATGTGGGTGGACAGTTTGATCCACGCTATATGCAGGACATGATGGTTTATACGAGGGAGCAAGCCAAGGCCGAGGCTATCCAAGCTGTCAAAGCTGAACAACAAGCCGCCATGCAGCAGCAAGCTCTGTTTCAGCAGCAGCAACGTCTGGAAACTGCCGAGGCAGCAGCTAGGGCCAAGTACCAGGATTATGACGGTGTGATCGAGCAGATTACATCGGATCCTCGTTTGGCTCAGAATCCCACGATTCGTCAGGCATTGCTTGAATTAGATAATGGACCTGAGATCGCTTATACTCTGGGTCGTAACCTGGACGTTGCTTACGAAATTGCTAACATGAATCCAATCCAGGCCGGTATGCGGTTGGCGGAAATCATCAACCGTGCTCCCAGACGTACCAGCAATGCTCCGACACCAATTCGACCCATTAATGCTGCTACTGGGTCCACCCCGGGAAACCGGAAGGACTACTCAGAAATGAGCACTGAGGAATACATCGCTGCTCGTAATGCTGAAGATTTAGCACGTAGACAGTCCCGTATGCGCTAGCATTTGACGCGGATTTTAGCATGTGTTAAAATCCGCGTACGTACAAGAAACGCTGGCCGGGTTCCTTGTTCAGGCAACCTAGGGTAAGTTCGAGGCAGGCACCACCCGAGGGAAACACGAAGGCTAAATCCCTTTTATTTCTTTCGGAGCATTGGAATGGCTAACAACAACTTGCTTACTATAAGCATGATTACCAATGAGGCTCTGCGTATCCTGCAGAACTCCTTGGTCTTCACGCGTGCCGTATCCCGGCAATACGACAATAAATTCGCAATCGAGGGTGCCAAGATTGGTACCACAATCAATCTGCGTAAACCTCCGCGTTACGTTGGCCGCACTGGCGCTGCTCTGCAGATCGAGTCCAGCGTTGAAACCTACGTGCCGTTGACCCTGGACACCCAGTTTGGTGTGGACATGGCGTTCACTACGCAGGATCTGACTTTGAACATTTCCGACTTCTCGGATCGGTTCATCAAACCTGCCGTAGCTGCTGTTGCCAACAAGATCGACTATGACGGTCTGCAGCAGTTCTACAACGTCTTCAACATGGTTGGCACCCCCGGTCAGTTGACCGATGGCGCAACCACCCAGGCCGAGGCCACTGCCGCTATTCTCGCCGCCCGTGCTCGTCTGAATCAGATGGCCGCACCGGTCGATGAACAGCGTCACATCGTGGTTGACCCGACCATCGAAGTGGGCATCGTTTCCGGCCTGACCAACTTGTTCAATCCGCAGGGTACCATTTCCAGCATCTTCCAGAAGGGTGCTCTTGGTGACAACACCCTTGGGTTCAACTTTGCGATGGACCAGAACGTTGGCAACTACACTGCTGGCACGTTCCGAGTTGGTACTGACAGTTTTACCCCTGCTGCACAGGCTGGCGGTAGCGTCCAGAACAATGCTCAGAGCACGTTCACGTTGTCCACTGTAATCACCAACGGTTACACCGTGACCAAGGGTACGGTCTTCACCATTCCCGGTGTTTACGCGGTCAACCCGCAGAACCGTCAGTCCACCGGATCCCTGGCTAACTTCGTAGTAACCAGCACCGTCACCGGCACCGGTTCTGCTCAGAACGTCAGCATCTTCCCGACTCCGGTCTTCTCTGGTCAGTTCCAGAACGTAACCAGTTCTACCGGTACCATCCCGAACAGCGCTGCTACGATCATTTCTGGTTCTGCTGGCGCTAGCTACCCGAACGCTCTTGCATTCCACAAAGATGCATTTGCTTTAGGTACCGCTGACCTGATCTTGCCGCAAGGCGTGGATATGGCTGGTCGTTCGTCTGCTGATGGGCTGTCGGTCCGTCTGGTTCGCCAGTACGACATCAACAGCGATCAGTTGCCGTGCCGTCTGGACGTCCTTTATGGTTGGTCAACGGTTTACCCCGAGCTGGCTTGCCGTATCACTGGTTAATAGGAGATAGATCATGGCTAATCCCGGTCCAAATATTGTTGCCGAGTCATTGACTCGCGGCGAAGCGGTTATTGCCGTTTCGTTCACCGCTGCTGAGGTAGCAGCTGCTACTGCCGCAGAACAGACCATCACCGTTAGCGGTGTTGCTGTTGGTGATTTCGTGTCAGTTAATGCCCCCGCAAACACCAAGAAAACGGCTGT